AGCTCGGCAAGGCACTGTCGTCGGGCGACTGGGGTAGCGGTGTTCGAGCTGTTGCGCAGCTGGGTGCCGGCGCAGGTGCTTCTGCGGCTAGTCTGCTCGCCATCCTCGCTCCAATCGCCTTGGTGACAGCAGCGGTTGCGGCGCTGGGGGTCGCCTATTACAAGGGCAGTGAAGAGCAGGACAGCTATAACAAGTCGCTGGTGCTGACCGGGAATTTTGCTGGCGTTAGCGCTGGCCAGCTCGGCGAATTGGCGCGACAGGTCAGCGCGACTGTCGGGACAACTGGTCAGGCTGCCGAAGCTCTCGCCTTGCTGGCCGGCAATGGAAAGATTGCCGGCGAAAGCTTTTCCAGCATTACCCAAGCCGCGGTCTCGATGCAGGAAGCCACCGGCAAAGCTGTCAGCGAAACAGTCGCCGAGTTCTCCAAGCTGGCCGATGATCCGGTCAAGGCTTCTGCAGCGCTGAATGAGCAGTACCACTATCTGACTGCATCGGTTTACTCGCAGATAGCGGCTCTGCAAGAGCAGGGGAATCACGCGGGAGCTGTAAAGCTGGCAACCGAGCAGTATGCGGACGCCATCAATGAGCGCACGCCGAAAATACTCGAAAACCTGAGCTTCTGGGAGAAGGCTTACAACCAAGTCGCCCGCGCCGCCGACAACCTGAAAAACATTGGTCGCAGCGATATTGGCTCCGATATCGAACAGGCGCAGCGTGATCTGGCCAGGGCTCAGTCGGGCGACGTGGGCCTGTTTCAAAACAAGCAGGAGATGATCGAGTTCTACAGCGATCGGCTCAACATGCTGCAGGATGAGAAAGCTGCCAAGGACGAAATCGCAAAGCTTGACGGCGATGACGCCAAGGCCCAGCTGGCCTCTCAGCAGGCCATGATCAAGGTCGATGCGCTCACCAAATCGTCACTGACCAATGATCAGAAGCGAGCCGAGGCCATCAAGGAGTACAAGCGGGAGCTTGATGATATCCGCAAGACTAGCCCCAATGATTCACGGCTGGCCCCTGCAAACGTCGCCAAGAACATGGCGAACCTCAACGACAAGTTCAAGGACCCGAAGGCCGCCGCTGGCAGCGTCGATCTGACCGGCTTCAACAACGCAAAAAACGTATTGGCCGAAACCCTGGCCTATTACAAAAACGCCGAGAAGGAACTCGAGGCATCACAGCGCGCCGGCGTCATCTCCCAAGCCAGCTTCACCGAACAGCGCGTCGGCCTACTGCAGCAGGAAGCCACCGAGGTTGCGCAGAGCTACCAATCGGAAATCGATGCGCTCGAATCGGCCAAGACCAAAAAGGGCACCACCGCGGCGCAGGTCATCCAGATTGATCAAAAGATCTCAGATGCACGTTCCGCCATGGTCAAGGCGCAGCAGGACAGCGACAGTGAACTGGCGATCATTGCCACGAACGAAGAAGGCCGGGTCAAAAAGCAGACTCTGGCCGTTCAAACCTATACCAGTGCACTGCAACAACAAGTCGATACGCTTCGTCAGCAAGGATTGCGCGCAGCATCGAGCCTTGGTCAGGGTGACCGCCAGCGCAGGCTGACCGACCAGCAGAACAGCATCGACGACAAGTCCAACGCCCAACGCATCGATCTGGCCAACCAGTACGGTGATGGCTCGCGCGGCATGAGCCTCGACGAGTACAACGCCAAGCTAAAAGCGATCGCGCAGAGCCAACAGGAGCTGCGCAACATTACGGTCGAAAGTTACGACAAGATGACTGTGGCTCAGGGTGACTGGACCACTGGCGCGTCGGCGGCGTGGCAGAACTATCTGGAGTCGACGCGCGATGTGGCCGGACAGACAACAAGTCTGCTCACCAACGCGTTTGGTGCTGCAGAGGATGCATTCGCTCAGTTCGTCACGACCGGGAAAGCCTCATTCTCTGACTTTGCTAAGTCAATCCTTGCTGATATGGCGCGGATCGCAGCGCGGCAGGCCAGTTCGTCAGCGCTCAGTGGGTTGTTCGGGCTGGCGGCCAATGCGGCCAGTTCCTACTTCGGCGGCGGTGCGCCTTCCGGCGCTACGCAGTCAGGCTATTCCTCGACGTACTTCCCGCAAACGACGCAAGCCAAGGGTGGCGCGTGGGCTGGCGGCGTGCAGATGTTCGCCAATGGCGGCGCCTTCTCCGACAGCATCGTCAGCAAACCAACCGCGTTCGGTATGGCTAACGGCAACACCGGCGTGATGGGTGAGGCTGGCCCTGAGGCCATTGTGCCTCTGGCGCGCGACTCGCAAGGTCGTCTCGGTGTTCGTGGCGGGGCCAACTCCAGCACGGTCAACGTCAGCGTGACGGTGGATGCCTCTGAAGGTGGCGGCGCTTCGCCTGATCCGGCGCGCCTGGCTGAAGCAATCAAGGTCGTCTGCCGTCAGGAAATCGCCACCGCTCGCCGTAACGGTGGGCAACTAGCATAAGGAGGCGTCATGCCGACATTTACATGGGTTCCGACCTACGACGCTACCAAGACGATCACCCCAACCGTAAAGCCCATCAAGTTCGGCGACGGGTACGAGCAGCGGCAGGGAACCGGTATCAACCGACAGCCGCGCAAGTTCGCCCTGATGTTTAAGCGGCTCAAGGCGGAGATTGAGGAGATTGACGTCTTCCTCAAGGCCAGAGGCGCGATTGAGGCTTTTACCTACACGCATTCTGGCCAAGCGGCCGGGCAGTTCGTCTGCCGGGAATGGACGCGCGCCAATGTCGCCAAAGGCATTGACAGTATGTCTGTGACCTTCGAGGAGGTGTACGAATGACAGCTCTTCAGGGGCAGCTATCGCTCGCGAACGGGCTATCTATCTGGGAGGGGTTTGAATTAATCCTGTCAGACCAGACCATCCGCTTTCACAACGGGACCAATGAAAACCTTGGATCGGTCGTCTGGAAAGGTGTTGCCTATACCCCATGGCCGCTCAAGGGCTCGGAGTTTTCCACGCCAAGCCAGGGTTCGCCGGCCCGCCCAAAACTTCAGGTCGGCAACTTCGGCGGCACCATTTCTGCACTCTGCCGACTATATGACGACCTGCTGTGGGTGAAGCTCAAGCGACGCCGGACACTGGTTAAATATCTGGATGCGGTAAATTTCTCCGCCGGGAACCCAGCGGCCAACCCCGCAGAAGAATACCCAGTAGAAACATGGTTCATCACGCGCAAGGTAAACGAGACGCCGACGGCGGTTGAGTTCGATCTTGGCTCTCCACTTGACTTGACCGGTGTGAAGCTGCCACGGCGCCAGGTGATTGCAGGGACGTGCCTATGGGCTTACCGGTCCGGTGAATGCGGGTATGCCGGCGGTCCTGTGGCGGACTACTTGAACATCCCAACCAGCGATCCAGCCAAAGACCAATGCAGCAGATCGCTACGTGGCTGCAAGCTGCGTTTCGGTGAATTCGGCGAGCTTCCCTTTGGTGGCTTCCCGGGCATTGCCAGCGTACCGAGGCTTTGACATGAGCGAACTGTTCAACAAGTGCAAGGCTGACGCCGAGGCTCATGCCTTCGCTGAGTACCCGCGCGAGTCTGTAGGGCTGGTGGTCAGCGTTCGCGGCAAGCCAAAGTACGTACCATGCCGCAATCAATCCGAGGAGCCAGATCACTTCATTCTGCACCCCGAGGATTACGCAGCCGCCGAGGATCTTGGCGACATCGTGGTGATTGTCCATTCGCACCCAGATGCCGGCCCAGAGCCGAGCCTGCACGACCTCGCGAGCCACGCGGTGAGTCGCACCACCTGGTGGATTGTCGGCCTGGTGAATGGCGTGGCGACCTGGCATGAGATGCCGGCGAACGGAGAACTGGCGCTGGAAGGCCGAGTGTTCGTGCACGGCGTGATCGACTGCTACACGCTGATCCGCGACTACTACCGACAAGTGCGAGGCATCACGCTGCTGGACTTTCACCGCAAGGACGATTGGTGGCACAACGGCGAGAACCTGTACGTCGACAACTTCACTAAGGCCGGGTTCGTTGAGGTCGACACGCCAGAGCAGGGCGATGTGATCATCATGGCGATCGGCAGTCCTACCCCGTGCCATGGCGCGATCTGGCTGGACGGAGACGTCATTTTGCATCATCTATATGGGCGCTTGAGCTGCAAAGAGGTCTACGGCCGGTCCTATCGCGAGTGCACTACGCATATTTTGCGTTACGAGCGTGCACCCCTTGATTCGGTGAGGTAGCTAGGATGAATGATCAGCTTCGAGAACGAACTTCTCAAAAAGATGAATCACCTGTCCATGAGAGCCGGGATCTCGCTCGCGATGGTAAACGGTTATCAGATATTGCGGCGCGTTTCCAAGGAGTGAAAATGCCCGATAGTCCCATGCTGAACGTAAATTTGTTGCCTGGGCCAAGCCTGGAATCTCTGCGTCGCGCTCTGCGAGCCAGGACTGCCAACGCTCATGAACTGCAAGGATCTGTAATTCATCTGCCGCCCGCTGATGATCTCTAAATGTGAACTCAATATAGGAGTGATAAACATCATCGAATCCGGACAGGCATCCTAGGGACATAAACAGCCCATCCGGCGCGTTGAGCGCTTCAAGCACATACCGCAGGCCATTTTCTGTTGTGGCCTCATGTATCTCATCTATGCGATGGGGTTCTGCGATGAGGTCAATGCCGCCATTGTTTCGATCGCCATCTGGGCTTACGGCTTCAGCAAGAAAAGGCCACACCTGATAGGTTTCATCGCTCGAAACCCTCTTCATAGCGGGAGGGATTTGGTGTTCTGACATTGCGCGCGTCCTCTTTGCACTAATCGCCGAAATTGGCGCATCCCCAGTCCTTGGGCTTGCAGGCAAAGGACTGGGAAATCCGTTGCGTGGAGGCAGGAGGCTACTATTGGTAGAGGCTCAGGAGTTACTGAGGATTCGTACAGGCTGCGTAAAGCCTGAGTAGTCCGGAGCGTCTGGAGTTTTCACTTAACCCTGGATTGCGATGCGAAGTTTGGCTAAGTCTTTGGATGGGATGACATAAGTTCTTGCAAGCATGTCACCGACTCGCTGGCATCGTTCAGACCGAGCGAGGATGAAGAAAGTGATTAGCCCCAAGAGCGCTTCTATGTGCCTGGTGATGCCTCGAATGAGTGTCTGGACAAAACTTGGAGCGTCGCCGACAGAATTGATCACACATATCCGAAAGGCAAACTTACCTATCGTTTTACCGCTCCAAAGCCATTCAAAAGCCAGAAAGTAGAGCATGTAGACGGATGCTTGAAAAATCCCCCCAAAGTACAGATTCACTGCATTCAACCCATGGAGGACAAGGGCTATCACAGCTATGTCAATGAAGTAAGCCCCTGCTCGCCGCATTAATAGGCCCGTCCTTGATACTTCCATATGCAGATCCAATGCCTTGGCTTAGAGGTTTATCAATCGATTTTTGCTGATCCCATCCCTCGAGCGTTTGGAAAGGGCCGCAGAATTTGCTGGGTGGCGGAATGCTACTATCGACAGATGGTGCGGCGTTACTGGCGATTCGTACAGGCGTGCCGGTCCTGATAGAGTCGCCAAAACACTTGGAGGCTCACTATGCGCGCAGCTCTAATCATTCTCGCAGTGACAGCACTAGCCGGGTGTGCAACGTCACCAGTTCCAATTGCGCAAGCTATCAGCGCGCCTGCGGACCGTTTGCTAGCGCATCAGGAGGCTTTGCCAAGCTCTGGAAAGATTACCCTCATCAGGGATAGTGGTTTTCTCGGGAGCGGCTGTTATGCCACTATTTTCCTTAACGGTGACCGCGCCGCTAAGCTCGACCCAAAGGAGAGGGCGACATTCATCCTCCCTCCCGGTGAATGGGTAGTCGGCGCAGCTCTTGAGGGCGGCGGCCTTTGTGGTGCGAGCGAGAAACGCACAGAGACCGAGACGATATTGAAGCAGGGCCAGGAGAAGCATTTCAGAGTTTTCTCAGCGCCTGACGCGGGGCTAGACGTTCGACCAACCAGCCTCTAGCAACCAACAGATCACCAGAACCGCCTACGGGCGGTTTTTTATTGTCCGGAGAAAAGTATGTCCGCTGCCACTGACAAAGCCATGACCACGATCTTGCTGTCCGGCAGCCTGGCTCAAGAGTTCGGGCGTAAGCACGTCCGTCACCTTGAAAGCGGAACGACCCAAGAGGCATTCAGCGCTCTAAAGCACACCATCAAAGGATTCGAGGACTTCGTCGCCGCAGCATCCCGGCGTGGTACTCGATTCGCGATCTTCCGCAACCGGGAGAACGTCGGCGAGGATCGTTTTACGCTGGGCGGAACGACCGAGATCCGCATCGTTCCAGTCATTGCGGGTAGCAAGAACGGCGGTCTGTTCCAAGTGGTAGCGGGTATTGCACTGATTGCTGTTGGCGCGGTTGCCTCGGCCTTCGGACAGGCCTGGATAGGCGCCCCACTGATGCAAATTGGTATCGCCATGGCGATCGGCGGTGCCATCCAGTTGCTCACACCAGTACCAAGCTCGAAAACAGGTAGCCAGCAAGAGCAGGCCGGTACCGAGAACAAACCTTCGTACCTGTTCAACGGCGCATTCAACTCAACACAACAGGGCCTCCCAGTACCCATCGTCTACGGGCAAATGCTTGTGGGTTCGAGCGTGGTCGGCGTCGGCACATGGGTAGAGGCAATCCCCGCATGAGCGAACTCATCATTGGTAGCAAGGGCGGCGGGAAGGGTGGAGACAGCGGCGGCGGCAGTACTACTCGGGCCGCTGTGGAGGCGCCAGACAGCCTTCGCTCTCGTCAGCATGTCCGCATTCTCAACGCCATCAGCGAAGGAGAGATCAACGGCATTCCTTATGGCTGGATGGGCATCTTTTTTGACGACGTCCCACTCCAGAACGCCGATTACAGCCTGAACTTCTCGTACGTCAGCGTTGATATTCGCTACGGCACGCAGTGGCAGCCGTACATGCCGATGACTGGGCTGGAGGCCGAGCAGACCGTCGGTGTGGAGATGAAAGGATGGATTCCCATCGAGCGCGCCATCACCGATATAGATGTTGATGCGGTACGGGTAACCGTAAGCGTGCCTCAGCTTTACATACAGAACCCGACAAACGGAGATACGGGCGGCAACTCCGCGTTGTTCCGAGTCGAGGGGAAAGTTGGGAGTGGTGTGTGGTTTCAGTTGTGCGCAGACATCCTCATCAACGGAAAGACGATGAGCCGCACGCAGTTCTCTTATTACCTGCGCCTGCCCGCCTCTGGAGGGCTTCCACGATACGTACGCTTGACTCGGATTGGCGGAGACTCGACCAGTTCGACAAATCAGAACCGCACATTCTTCGACAGCATGACGCTGTTGTGGGATGAAAAACTGCGCTACCCCAACACCGCGATGGTTGGCATCTCGATCGATGCCCAGCAGTTTTCCAGCATCCCCCGCATGTCGTTCATGGTCCAAGGGATCAAGGTCCTGGTGCCGACGAACTATAACACCGTCACCCGGACCTATTCCGGGTCGTGGGATGGCACGTTCAAGCGCGAATGGAGTAACAACCCGGCCTGGGTCTGGTACGACATGCTGACCAACACCCGCTACGGTCTCGGCGGCTTGCTCGATTCGACCCTGATCGACAAATACGCGCTGTACAGCATCGGCCAGTACTGCGATGTGATGGTGCCGAATGGCTACGGTACTGGCGGCTATGAGCCACGCTTTGTCTGCGACATGGCCCTGACCACCCAGCAGGATGCGTGGAAGCTGGTCAATGACATGGTATCGGTCTTCCGGGCAATCTGTTTCTGGGCCGGCGGCACGTTGACTGCTGTGCAGGACGCGCCACGATCGAGCCGGTACTTGTACAACAACTCCAACGTTGTCGGCGGCGAATTCAGCTACCAATCGGTCGCCTCGGATCAGCGATTCAACGTCGCGGCAGTGACGTGGAATAACCCATTCCAGCAATACAAGCAGGCGGTCGAGATCGTCGAACGGCCTGAATTAATCGCCAAGTGGGGCCGCATCCAGCAGAGCGATGTGATTGCTGTTGGCTGCACATCTAAGGGGCAAGCTCGTCGCCTGGGGCGCTGGCTGCTTTACGCAGAAAGCGAGGCCGTAACCTTTGCCGCCGGCGCCGACGGGGCTATCCCGATGCCGGGCGACATCATCGACATTGCAGATGCCAACCGCGCGGGAGCGCGTAATGGCGGCAGGCTGCTGTCCGGCAGCACGACAACTACTTTGCTCCTCGATGCTCCACTGGGCTTTGGTGGCGCTGGCGTTATCAGCGTCATTCTTGCCGACGGCAGTTACGTCAGCCGGAACGTCACTGTTTCGACCGGCGCAACATCTGTGGTCGTATCGCCAGCGTTGCCATCCGCGCCATTGTCTTCGGCGCCATGGGTATTTGCCGGTGCGGCGCTGGATACGCAGAAGTTTCGCGTCGTCGGCATTACTGAAGGTGACGACGGAACCTACGCCATCAGCGCCATTGCCTATGACGCTGACAAGTTCAACCAAGTTGATTTTGGCACTCCTGACGTTGATGCGCCTACCAGCATCGTCAATCTCGCGGCACCAGATGCTGTGGGTCAACTGACGTTCCTTGAGTCGCTATATGACACAGGCACGGGGCTTGCCGCGGCGCGACTGACAGTCAGCTGGACGCAGCCTGCACGAGCAATGCGCTATCAGGTCGAGGCAATGAAGCCGGGCGGAAACTGGGAGTATGTCGGGGAAGTATCGACGCCCAGCATCGACTTCGATTCGGCATCTTCCGGCCTGTGGTCGGTTCGTATTACGCCAAAGTCCTTGCTCGGTTTATCCGGGCCGGCGCCAATCCAGACCTACAACGCTCAGGCTTTGCTGGCACCACCAGCCGCACTCATAGGCCTACGGCTGGACGTCATCAACAGCGTGGCCACTCTGGCCTGGGACCCGGCGCCGGAACTGGACGTGAAACTCGGCGGCAGCATCAACATCCGCCATTCGCGTAGCACGTCAGCCAACTGGGACACGGCATTACCGCTCACCGAGGTGGCCGGTCGGTCTACATCGGCGGTTGTGTCGTTGCTGCCCGGCAAATACCTGGCGCGCGCGGTCGACTCATCGGGCGTCGGCGGGCCGATCACGGAAGTCTGGTCAGACGCCCAAGTCCCTCTGCCTGAAAACGTCGTGCTGACCGTCACCGAATCACCTGCATTCTCCGGGGTTGCGGTGAATGCGGCGGTTTCGGATGGCGTACTGAAGATGTCGGCAGTCGGTCTGTTCGATGACATCCCCGATCTGGATGCATGGCTAGGTGAGCTCGACAAGTACGGCGGCTCAAACCTGACGATGACATACAGCTTCGCGGCGCCTTCCGACATCGGCAACGTCTACGACTGCCGCCTAACGGCGAATGTCGAAGCCATCCTGTATGACGACGGCAGCTACATCGACACGGTTGTTGATTTTGACTCAATGATCAGCATCGACGGCGACCCGCCGGTCGGCGCGTCACTGTCGCTATGGGTGCGCACCTCGGATGTCGTAGGCCCGCCAGTCTGGTCGGCATGGAAACCGTTCGTTGTCGGTGACTACCGCGCTCGCCTGTTCGACTTCCAGCTTCGTGGGGAAGTCCTATTGGCAACGAACTGGATCGACGTCTCGACCCTGGAAGTCACGATTGACATGCCAGACCGGATCGAGAGCGGGAACGACATCGTGGTGCCTGCATTGGGCCTGCCGGTCGTGTACTCGCCGCCGTTCAAAGCCAGTCCAGCCGTCAGCCTAACAGCGCAAGGCCTATCGCCAGGCGACTACCTCGACGTCTCCGCCAAGACCGTCAACGGCTTCACGGTCTTCATCCGCAATTCCAGTGGGGTCGCCCAGTCGGGGCGCTCGATTGACTACATCTCAAAGGGATACTGACCTATGTCGCAGCACGATATGACCGTGGACAACGGGGCGGGCCTGGCTGTCCGCGCCGACATTAACCTGGCGCTGAAAGCTCTTGCGTCGCTGAGCAGCGGGGCGTCGGCCCCAAGCCCCTCATTCCCCTGCCAGTTATGGGCCGACACCGGCACTGGCAGGCTGAGGCAACGCGACAGCGCGAATACGCTATGGATTGACTTGGGTCCACTAGATTCCGCCCGCCCAGCTCCAGGCAGCTTACTCAATGTTCGAGTGTTCAGCACGCCTGGCACCTTTACCTATACCGAGACTCCGGGTACAAAAAAGGTAATTCCTGAGGTTCAGGCCGCGAGTGGCGCAGGCGGAGGGGCGCCAGCTACTGGCGCCGGTGTGTCATCGCTAGGCGGCCCAGGTGGCGCAGGTTCATACGCGAAAAGCTTGCTCACGTCTGGATTTTCAGGCGCGACCATTACAGTTGGCGCTGGCGGTGCGGGCGTATCCGGCGCTGCCGGCAATAATGGAGGTCCATCGTCGTTTGGCGCGCTGATTAGCTGCCCTGGCGGTCGTGGCGGCCCGACAGCAGGTCCGACTGGCATTCAGTTTGGCTCGGCCGGGCTTAACAGTTCAGCTCCAAGCGGAGGCAATATTACCTCTAGTGTTGGATCATCGGGGAATGAGGTTATTTCATTGGCGTCATCAAATATTATTGGCGGAAACCCTGGAATGTCTTTGTTTGGTGCTGGACCTAAACTCGCTGCCCCTGGTACCGCCGGGGCTGCGTCAATATCGCCAGGGGCTGGTGGGGGAGCTACTTGTAATACACCAAGCATGGCAGCAGTAAAAGGTGGAGATGGCGCTCCCGGAATCGTGATCGTGTGGGAGTACGCGTGATGAAGACTTACGCAAATATCGCGGATGGCTTCGTGCAATACCTACTGCCTACGGATGGCGACATCACCGAAATGTTCCATCCGGACATGATCTGGGTGGATGTGACAGATGCCATTCCCCCAATAGAGTCCGGCTGGACTGCCGTCATGATCGATGGCGGCTGGAACTTCTCGGCACCGATAGCCCCAGTCCTGACAGATGCCGAGCTGAGAGAGGCCGCCTTGGTACAGCGTGATGCTCTGCTGGCTCAGGCCAATGAGGCTACAGCTGGCATGGCTGACGCCTTTCTGGCTGACCTCCTTAGTGACGCTGATAAAGCCATGTTCAAGGCCTATGCAGCGTACAAACTGGCCTTGAACAAGATCGACAAGCAAACAGGTTACCCGGCCACTATTGACTGGCCGATAGCTCCGCCAAACTGAGCATCAGATACAGGCGAGACGGAGCGAGTGAAGATCAGGTAGCATTCCGGCCCCCAGACAATTTATCGCCAGGATATTCGCTTTCATGGACAGCAAGGGCATGATTGACAGCCTGACTTCGCTCCGTTTTTTCGCAGCTTTCGCCATCGTATTGCTTCACTCAAGAGGAAGTGTTTTTTCCGGGGAGTTCATGATGGGGGTTCCGCTTGGCGCTGGTGTAAGTTTTTTCTT